TGTGCAGATATGTCACTATATCCTGCATCTTTTGCTGCTCTTGTTGCATTTTTATGCAGGACATAATTTTGACAAAACTTTTCTTGCTTTTCTTTAAGCTGCATCACTAATCATTTCATAGTAATACTTTTCATTTGCCTTATGAGAGTCTTTCCAACACTCAGAAACTAGTGTATTCTTTCCATGTATTGTAAGAGCAATGTCCATGTCCTTACTAGCAAAAAGTTTTTCACAATCTTGTGCCATTGCAAGTAGCTCACCTGTAGTCCAAAAGTATTGTCCATTAGTTTCAACCTTAAAGTATTTAGGTTTATCTAGTGTTACTTCTTTTTTCATGTCCTCAGTTAGTTCAGGCACTGAACAATCAAAACCAAACAATTCAAAGTTTCTAAAGCCAAGTATATGTGCAATAGATATTGTTCTCATTGCTGCACAAGTACCACCTGATACTAATGTTTCTCCTTCTTCTATACCTGTGCCTTTAGCAATCTGAAGTTTATCTGTAATACTTGTATCTCTCAGTGCTTCAGAGTAGGCAGACCAACCTTTTATATTCGCACCCTTCTTCATTAAGTATTTAGTAACTGAAGGGTCAGTCATTGAAGCAATAAGAAATAATGTATCCTTATTAATAGTTTTAAATAAATCTTTTCTTATTACTCCATGTGTACTTCTACCTGTAATAGGTCTTGGGTCAAGTATAGAACATATGAAAGGACTTATACCATTCTCTAATAACTTAGGATAACTATGTTTAACACAGAATACTTTTGTATTAGTATCTCTAGCTCTCTGCTTTAATAAAGTAAAGTCTGTACTAGAACCACCTGAAACAATAAGTGCAGTTTGATTATGTATTCTGCCATGCTTTAACCAATTAAAATCTTTAATTAATTTTTTATTCTTCTTTATGTTTACATATATTTCGTCTGCAGGTCTAGAGTCTTTAGGTGTAACAACAATAGGCATACGAGTTATGTGGTCAGGTAAAGGTTCTACTCCTTCTTTATTTGCAACAAAAGCTATGTGAGTTCTACCACCACCAAGTACTCTGTCGTTAGAAGGAAGAACAACTTTACCATAGGCTTCTATTTCTTTTATTAATTTATTAACACCCATGTTTCTTTCTTCAGGTAGGTTACCTTGTTCATCCTTAGAAAAGAAATCATCAAACACAAGTAGAGGAACTTTCTTTAAATTAAGATAGTCTTCCTTAACAGTTTCATATGAATGACCACCATCTATGAAAGCAAAGTCAACTTTGTTAGCTGATTTACATTTCTTTAGTGTAACTTTTGAATCACCTTTGTGTAACTTAAATATAAACTCTTTACCTTTTTCTTTCATCTTTTGTTTAAATTCTTCTAGTCTGTTACTAACTAGTTCTATGGAATGATGTTGTTTAGTATTCATTTCTATGTCATCAGTAACTGCAGTTGCTTCCTCAAACAAGTCAAATCCAAAGTATGAAAACTTATCTCTATATTCAAAGACTGCAAGTGCCATCTCTATTGCACGACCACCATTCCAAGTGCCTACTTCAGTAATTGATTTAGGTTTATAGTGTCTGATTATATCTGCAAGTTGTCTGTATCTTGGTAACTTTACATCCTGTGCAAGAGTTGTTTTCTTTTTTAGATTACCCTTGTAATGAATAAAGTATTCTGATAAAGGTGACTGCATAAAAGCAGTAAGACCTTTGGCATTTTCTGATAGATTGTTTACAACCATACCATGTGCCTTGTATATATTTAGTAGTCTTTCAAATATAAATCCATCATGCCATTCCCTATAGGAAATAGTTTCTCCTATTGTATAGCAACCTCTAAGGTCTGCAATTATAGAACAGGCATCATGGTATTGTAAATTAAATCCCATAAAACTTGTTTCACTATAGTCAACATCTTTTCTACCTAGATGAACTACACTTGCTTTGTTAGGTAACCACTTATCAACTGAAGATTTATCAAGTCTTTTGGTGGTGACTGTATCTGCATCAAGCCATACCAACCATTGAGGTTCTTTTGGTAGAGCTTCTTCCATCATATTAAATGCACAGTCAGTTAATGCATAAACTTTATGGCACCACTTGATTGCATCTAGTCTCCAATTATATTTTATTGTGCCACCCTCTGTACCATCATGTCTCTTCATCTTTTCACGATAGTCAAGCATTTCCTTTACATCATTAAGATGTATATATATAATGCTATCAGAAACAGGGTGGTCAACCTTTTCAATATCGAAGTCATGGTAGTAAGCATAGAGTTTAAAATGTTTTGGATTCCATTTTGATGCGACACTTTCAAGCATTTCTTTTGCATAAGTCTTATATCCTTCCTCACTAAAAGAGGTTACAAATGTATACATATTAAAGTTCCTTTGGTAATATTCTTGAGTTATATAATTTTTTAGCAGTCTTCCACTCACCTGAGTAGTTGGCATCTACTATTCTTTTAGGTTTCCAATCTTTAAACCAAGGTCCTCCTGTGGTAAAGTGTACGTTACATGGATTTATATTTACATCAGTCCATCCATCTAGAAAGTTCCACTTAGGATGTATAGCACCTATCTCGTTATCTTCCAACCAACTAAAATTATGTAGCCATCTTCCTGATTTAGTATTAACATCTTCAATAGTAAGTCTTTCATTGGCAGGATGTTCGCAATTCCATAATACAAAACTAGACCAATTCTTTCTACTATAATTAGTTTGTAACTGACTATCCATTTTAAAAACTTCTTTAGGAACATAATCATGCTTGACAACTGATACTGCGTAGTCATCAAACTGACCATACTCTTCAAAGACTTCTGTAATATCTGCCCTAACAAACATATCAGAGTCCATGAAGAGTGCCAATCCTTTATGAAGATTAATAAAAGGTATTAAGAATCTTGTAAAGGTAAACTCGCTACTAAAGGGTCTCTTGTCAGAGAAGTCTCTCATCTGACCTTCTTCATCTAAATAATAAGTTCTTTTATAGAGACCTGACCTACGTAGGGATGACTGCTCTAAAGGTATTACATCATACTTATGAGTGTATTGATTTATAGATTCTTTTAAAATCTCAAAAGCAATATGTTCTTTAGGGTCATAACCTACATAGATGACAGGTCTTCTAGTTAAGAACATATTTACCATTTAAAAAATTGGTCAATAATATTTAAATGATTTGGAACTACTGCAGTTGCTCCATACTTTTCTTTTGCAATCTCTTTATACTTATTGTACTTTTGAGTTGCAATTTCAGAAGCTGCTTCAAAGTCTTTCCATGCTGCCTTCAGGTCACCATACTTTAAATCTTCTACTTCTTTTTTCTTTGCCTGAATCTCTGCTTCAAGCTTTTTAATCTTGTCATCTGTCATTGATGTACTCCTTTCTTTACGAATTATAATATATAATATTAATTATGTCAAGAACTTTTTAATAAAAGTACTCATCAGTATCTCCAAGTCTTTTATTCTTTTCATTCTCTACTTGATAATACTCTGTGCTAACTTTAAAGTCAGGTTTTAATGGTTCTTCAGGTGTAAGTGAATTATCATATACTCTCATTCTATTATTAGGGTAGAGTGCAAACTGTCCATTCACTAGTTCAAGTAAGTTAAAAGACTTATGTTCTTCAGGCACTTCACTTGTACTATAATCTACTTCATCTGCAAATGGATGATAGTTGTCAAGAGTGCCTATATAAAAACCCTTGACAGTTCCAAAATCATGTGTTAAAATTTCGTAGTCCATTGTGGAAATAAACTGTTTATGTATATTAACCACACCATAATCCATACAATTCCAAAACTGCAGGTTGTTAAGTGGCATATCAGGATTAGGTAACTTAGGTTCAGATAAGAAGGCAGAGATAGGTAGCTTGTCAAACAATGCTCCATACTTGGGAAGGTATGTTTCAAAGTAGAAAGCTCTGCCCGGAATAGACTTAGCAGTTACCCAATTACCTTCTACAAACTCTCCATGTCCATCCTTGAAGTCTCTTAGATATTCTTTTCTAACCCATACTTTATTTGATGGTAGGTTACATATTAGTGTTGACATGATTTTTTTTAAATACCTTTCTTCCTTTAAAGAATACTATTAAGTTTGTTGTGGTATTAATAGTGATTGCAATAAGCAACCACCATTGCCACCAATCTAGTTCGCTTCCCATCATTATATATCAACAATCTCACAGGAGTCTGCAGTACAGGCGAACTCTTTACTTCCTATAGTAGTATCTTCCTTCTCATATTCTTTTAGTTTTGTCCAGTCAATAAACTTGGGCATCTTCTTAGAGAAATCTTCATACTGCTTCTTATTTATATCCTGATAAGGAGCTTGTTGATAAGTGTGTTCACTAAAAGGAAGAAAGGAAATACCTGATACCTCGTCAAAGTTTTTATATACCCATGCACCTACCTCCATCCACTCAAATTCCTTAACAGATATAGTTACAGAAGGTTTATGTTCGCACCAATGTCTTTGATATAATAACCAAAACTCTAACTGTTGTATGGCAGTCATTTCAGTTCTTGTCATTGCACCTGAAGGAGACTTAGTAGGAAAACTAAATACTGTAGTGGTATTAGGCTTACCTAAATCAGGTTCTGCAGGTATCCCTACATCTTTCATAAACTGAGTGATAGGGTCTGTATTGCCACCTCTTACAGTTCTGATATAATACTCACTGTGTCTTGCGTGAATACCTGATGCACTATCAACTAACTGACTAACAGTTCCACTAGGTTTAACACAAGTAATTGCAGTTGACTGTGGTATACCTAATAACTTAGCATATTTTTTATTAGTATGTACTGCAGTATGTTTTAGCTGAACTAATACATCTTCTAGTTCATAGTAAGTATTGTTAAGTACAGGACAGTCAAGTATACCTGTAAGAGAAACACCTAGTAATCTTTCTTCTTCAGTATTATCCTTCCAAATTTTTCTAAGATATTTAAAATCAGTTAGAGTTGACTGTAGTGTTCCTAATATAGTTGCTACTTCTACTTTTTCTTTTAGAGTTTCTATAGTATCTGTTTGTCTACAGACAACTTCAGTCAGGTTACAAAACTGATATGGTCTAAGAATAATCTCACTACATGGATTACATCCAAACTGTATATAGTCTTCAGGTTCTATAGGGTTTTCTTTTTCAGAAGCTTTACGTCTGCCATTTTCTAAAACTTTATTTATAGCTGCCTGTCTATTAAAGATACCTCTTTCACCTGAATGAGATTCATATAGTGCCAACCATTCTCTCATAAAAGTTCCCATGTCAGGCTTAGTCTTATAGGCTACAGAGTTATTAGCTAATGACCTTTGACCTTCATTATCCCACCACTTACCTGACTTAGCATGACGCATTTGGTCATCACCTAAGTTTGATAAAGAGATAAGAGCAGAACGTCTTACACCACCTACAACTACAACCTCGCCTATCTTACACATAAGGTCGTGACACTCAATAGGATAAAGTCTTCTACCTTTTGCACCCTTGAATATTCCTACACAAAAATTATGTAAGTCAAGTAAAGGTGCAGGACCTGATGCTCTTCCACCCATAGTTTTTAACTTTGCACCTGCAGGTCTTACTTGTGATACATCAAGAGTAGGTATCTGCCCTACGTATAACATTGCAAGTAATTCTCTTAATGCTTTTGCCCATCCTGAACGAGAATCTGCTACCTTTATAACAGTAGTGCTATCTTCAAAATGTTCATTAACAATAGGAAGTTTATCTACATTACTTCTTTCAACTGAGAATCCTACACCTGTGCCACACATAAGTATATACATACACTCATCAAATGCCCTGACAGAATCTACAGGAATATAACTACAGTTGTAACTTGTAACATTACAGGTTTTAAGAGCAGGACCTGCAGTCATTAATGCTCTCATACTAGGCATAACACCTAGTCCTAACACTTTATCTTCTAATTTATTCCTTAGAGATTTAGTTAGTATGTTTCCATGAAGGGTCTGCATATAGTCAAAGTATCTTGATACAGTCTCTGTCCAAGTTTCTCTTCTTTCTTCTTCATCAATCCATCTTGCATATCTAGATAGAGCAATAAAGTTTTGATAGTCTGTTGGTAGTAAGTTGCTTTTCATTTTAATGTCCTAACACTGCGTTGATTCGTTTTCTTGTATATTGTATCTCTCCTGATTTTAAAACTTTAAATGCGAACTCTCTCATATAATTATAATCTATATTAGCATAGTCACACACCATCTTAAAGTCTTCTGATGTAACACCTACAGAAGCAAAGAACCAAGCCTTTGCCCTGTCTCTTTCAAGTACAGATGTTTCAGGTTCATCTTTATATGTAGGTTTAGTTGCGTCTAGTAAAGCCTGTAGTATAACACACATATACATTGTCTGTTCAGGAGTACTTCTTTCCTTAAAAACTTCTTCCTCAACAACAAAATTTACATTTGTTTTTATTTTGTTATCCAACTTTTTGGTATCCCACTACTAGCTTTACAATATTTAAACCCATGTTTTTCACACCATGTTGCATAAGTCATCCTTCCATTTTTGTATAGCTTCCTATTAGGATTGTCAAATACAAAACGAATGTCGTAATGAGGACACTGCTTTCTTACAAACAGATGTTTCTTTCTGTCCTCTAATACGAATCTTCCTTTTACTTCTAGGATAATCCCATTGTCTAAAACAAAATCAGGTATATACTTTTTGGACTCTAACCACTCATACTTTATAGTTAGCTTTTCATATTTGAATGATACCTTATTTTCCTTCAGAAAACAATAAGTATTATACTCTGAATTGGAACGAAATTTATGCGAAGGCATTTGTAACTTCTTCTACATCAGGTGTTTTATGAACCTGCGTGAGGTGACGTATACCTGTGGAATATTTAAACTTCCTTAGTCCTCTGCCTTGATTAGCATCAGACCAACAATGTTCCTTGTATCCACAGAACACACAACCTATTGCAAGTTTCATATTACCTGACTTACCATCAGGTTCATCAGGATAACACTTAGGTGGTGGAGAAGAAGACTTAACTACATTCTTTAAATGTTTCACTCTATCTGAAGCATTTATCATATGTATACTTTCGACAGGCATATATGCAAGTTCTCCTGTAGATTTATCTACTGCAACAAAACCTGCAGAGTCATCACCTGCACTCTCTGCGTATGCACTTATCTGTGATATATAACCAAAAGGGTCATTAGTAGTTAGAGAACCATCCTTAAACTTCTTGAAGCTATAAGATGATGCACTCTTTATATCTACTAGAGTGCCATCTATTCTACAATCTTTATGACCTTTGACTCCATCTACTTCTTCCATCTTCTGCATTTCAGATACCTCATGTCCTGAAGCTTCTGCCAAAAGAATAAGAAGAGACTCAAGGATTTCTCCATATAAAAACTTTATCTTAGTTTTTGCGTCAATCTTTTTAGGTTCTATATCTGATTTAATATCATACCATAGTTGCCTGTCAGGTCTTCCTATTTGAGAGAGTCGTAATGTCTTTACATCATCTCTCTTTTCAAATAGAAACTTAGTGACAGACTCCATGACACTCTTACCAAAGGTATGAAGAAACTCTTTATCAGTTGTTCGTTTGTCCAAACCTTCATCAATAGTTCTATATATATCTTGAACTAGTGTGTCTACTTTTTTACTCATAACATTCCTTTATAAAAATCCCACCAACCACAACCCACTTCAGCATTAAGCTTAATTTAGAAAGGAATCTCATCAGAGTCGAGGTCATTACCTGACTTATACCCATCAGGTATAACGTCAAAGTCCTCACCTTCTGAATACTCTACAAGATTAATGACTTGGACTGCTTGAAGGTCTGCTCCAATGCCATTCTTACCTGCATAGTTCCACTCATACGTCTTAAAAAGAACATTAACATCAGAGCCATTACCTACTAATGTTCCTTTTATATCTCTCTTTTCAGAGTCTTTTAAAGAAGGTGGATTATTTGCATTACCATTCTTGGAAGTTACCTTCCTCTTAAAGGTAATGAAGTCTCCTCTCTCGTCTTCCTTGTTCTTAACTGCAAGACCTGACTCGATTGCCTTCTTTTTATTAGCTGAATCAACAGCTAAGTCGATACTCCAAACAGGCTCGAATGTAGTGTTTGGATTAGATATTGATGCCCAATAGGCTTTACCATTTAATACTGGCATTATTTTTCTCCTTAGTTTTGTTAGTGCAAACTTAGTTGCTATTAAAATATAACGAATTATACTATATAATAATTAGTATGTCAACACCTTAATGTGTTTCATACCAATTTTTTCCAATTTTATATTCACTATCCAAAGGACATTGAACACTCAGTTCTTTCTCTACAAGTTTCATTGCCTGTTGAGTCATATCACCAAACCTTTCTGCTTGGTCTCTGCGAACTTCAAATTGGTATTCGTCATGGATAGATGCAACAAGTCTATAATCATATCCCTGTTGCACCTTGAAAGTTATTTGTCGTAACCATTCCTTACAAATGATTGCACCTGCTCCTTGTAAGAGTAGATTCATTGAAGCATGAAACTGTCTGACCTTTAGTAGTCTACCATCAATAGCTCTTATCTGTCCTCTCTTTGCAACTCTGTCAACCTTATCACGCAAGGTTTTAAGAGATGGCATATTGGA